ATGGTTAGTCATAACTAACTGGCACAGTATTTGCTCGTTATGGTTAGTCATAACTAACTGGCACAATATTTCCTTGTTATGGTTAATCATAACTAACTGGCATGGAATTTGCTTGTCATGGTTAGTCATAACTAACGTACATATGTTCGCTAGGACATGCCTGGCTCCGTTGTCACTTATGAAATTTGAGCATCTGTTCTACAACATATAGAACACATATAACAGTCAACTATGAATTTATTTCATTTTACTATTCTCCAACAACATGATATAATGCATATACAGAAAGGAGTGAACCACATGATTAAGAAATGGTTAACCGACCAAAACCCACACATACGTTCTGGTAAATTACTAACATCCCGTGACGTACTTTATTTAACAAATGTCAAGAACAGAGACGAACAGTACATTTACCCATTATCAAACATTTGTTCTATTTCCTACGACTATGCATTTAATTTACTGGATGCAAACGAACGTTCGGAAATGGATGTAGCACCAATGGATTTAATAATGGTAGTTGAGACTTTCAGACATGACAAACAAATGTTCTTGTCACGTATCATGGAAATGAAATTTGATTATTTTGGATTAGACGGGGAGTAGAAACATGAAAGTGTGGGAAATGAGACAAACATTGATAAACTATTGTTATCCTAGAAGCTGTGACGACTGCATATTTGTTGATTCTGATTCATGTCGTTTTGTTGACATGGATGATAATAAGATAAAAGAATCATATAAGAAGTTGTGGAGGGAATATCATGGAAAAGATAACTAGAGGATATTATAAATGTAGGCAATTAGAAACTGTACGCAATTTGCCTATGGTAGAGTGGACAAGAGACGAGATTAGTGCTTTTGGTAAATTCCGTAGTGATGCATTAGACAGATTTATTAAAGAATGGGAAGAGACATGTTTACCTTTTAGGAGATTAAATCATGGGAGATTATAATAGAAATACGATTTACAGAACAGAAAGGCTTATTATAAAAGAAGCCTATTGGAAAAGTAGTTTACAAAGAATAGAGTTTTATTTTTATGAACAGGGTAATCCTAGACCTGTGAAGCAGGTACTAGTTGGCACAGATGGTGAGGTAAGGATTATATGACAATTAAGCAAATTTTACAAGAGCGCATATATTCAGCAAAAACTGTTGAAGAAATGGCAGAAGCTGTAAACAACTACTTTGTTTATTTGGACGAATGTAAAGTAGGTCTTCAACAGCAATGGTTGGATGTTGGTATAACTATTGAACTATGGATGGCAAAAGTAAGAGGTAATAAACATGAAGAAATTAACAAATAAAGATATTGATTTGATTGCAACTGAATTTTGTAAACGTTATTATGGTTATGTAGAATTGTGCGGTATGGCTAGAATTTTAGTTGTTTTAGATTATATATCAGAAATACAATATTTATGCTTGGCTGATAATTTTGAGCAACAATATTTTGAAAATATACCTGTAGCAAAAACAACATATATTTCTATATTACAGAGGTGATTAATTTATGGTTAAGGGCGGTGCAAGACATAAAATGAATCTGGACATTAGCCCAGAACAATTTAGTAAATATTCGTTAAGACAGCAGAACGAATTACTTGACAGAATGGCAAAGCGTTATAATCAACGCATCAAAACATTCTATAAGGTTGACCCATATCATGCTTTAAAGATATACGAATATAATGAAGCAGAAGTCGGTAAACCTGTTTTTTCAAGGAAGAAAGCTTTATCAAAAGAAGAAGCAAAAGAACGTTTCTACTCGATGTATAATTTTAATAGAAGCAAGTATTCATCTATATCAAAATATAGAGATAAGATAAAAGAATCTACAGAGCAGTTGGCAAAAAATGTTGGTCTTCCAGAGTTGAATGAGGATGATAAAAAAGCTCTTTCTGGTTTCTTTGAATATGTTTATACTGAATTGAAAATGGATAAAGACATTTATAATTATCGTGAACTAGGTGATTTTTATGATTCATTTAAACTTACTGATAAAGAGCAGGGAGATAGAAAGGCACACATAAAGGAAATGTGGAAAGCTTTTCAAAAGTCTAAAGAAGATTTAGCAAGCTTTGAGTTAAAAGTAAAACAAGAAATAAAGAAGCGCGTTGACGCAGGCGATGAAAGGCCATTATCGCAGATTATGCGTGAATCAGTAAAGGGGCTATAATTATGAAAGAGGTCAAGTATAAAGGAGTTGATATCAATATATACGATATAGAGGACTGTAAAAACTCCTCTATTCTTGTTGATATCTATTCCTCTATTGACCTTGAAAAAGATATAGTTGTACAGAAGCATAGAAGATATGATGACGAATACTTTTATAAATACCCTTGTTCTTTTGATACAGAAACTACAACTGTATTAGAACATACTGCTTGGAATATATCAGATGAACCAGTGGGCTTTACTTACCTTTATCAGTTTAATTTATTCGGTAGTGTTTTTATGTTTAGACAGGAAACAGAGGTTATGCAGTTTTTAGAAATGGTATCAAAGATTTTCGTTACATCTAAATACTGTATAGTTTGGTATGTACATAATCTTTCTTATGAATGGCAGTTTATTAAAGATTGGTTAAACATCAATATTGATTCAGTTTTTGCTACAGAAAAACGTAAAATCGTATCGTTTAAGACAGAATATAACATGGCCTTTCGTTGTTCATATAGGCTGACTAATATGAATCTCGAGAAGTTAACGCAAGATTATTCAAAATTTTATGTTAAAGAGAAAGAAATCATGGATTATGACTTATATCGTGATCCATTTACAGAACTTGACGATAACACTCTATTATATTCAGCTCTCGATGTATTAGGTCTTTCAGATGCATTACAGGGATTTATGCAGGCCAATAGTTTTACTGTTAAAGATAATCGCCCGACAAGTACAAGTATTGTCCGTCACGCTGTACGTGAGGTTATGTTAAGCAAAAAGTATAGACAACAAACTAAAGATGTTATTAGACGTACAGCACTAGATGAAAATCTGTATAAAATTATGCTAGACTTAAAAGCTGGCGGTAATACACATGCAAATAGAGAATATGTTGGTTTAAAGTTAGGGAATTTAGGACATGGCGATTTTACTTCAAGCTATCCGTATCAAATGATTTGTAGTAATGCATATCCCATGTTTAAGTTTAAAGAGCATTCTTTTATGAAAGACAATGTCTTCGACTATGCTGAATATTATAGCCTGTCAAAGAAATATTGTATTATTGCAAGATTTGAAATATTAAACCCTAGGTTAAGAAAAGATAAGTATGTACCTATTCCTTATTTATCTCTTTCAAGATGTTTTAGTCAGAGTGGGGCTTGCACCCAATTAGGATATGATAATGGTCGTATTATAAATTTTAAAGGAAGTATTAAAGTAGCATTTTATGATTTGGAATTTATTCATTGCTTTATGGAACAGTACGAGTTTGACGGCATTAGTTGTTACGATTCATATATTGCTTACAAGGGTTTTCTTCCTACTTCATTAAGACAAGCAGTGTTTTCATATTATGAGAAGAAAACAGAACTTAAAGGCGTTGTAGGTGCTGAATATGAATATATGAAAAGTAAGAATTGCGTAAACGGCATATTTGGTATGTGCTATACAGACCCCATTCGCGAGGTTATTCAATTGAATCCAGAAACTATGCTTTTTGAAGATGATACAAGTGCATTGAGTATACAGGAACAATTAGACGACTATTATAGTAAAAGAACAACTTTTCTTGCGTATCAGTGGGGCAGTTATACAGCTATGTTAGGTCGTGTGGCATTACAATCTATGATTGATTTATTCGACCCACATGATGTCGTTTACTGCGATACTGACTCTTGTTTTTTCTTGCATCCAGAGAAGTATGTTGAAGTGATCGCCAACTATAACAAGAAACTATTAGCTAGGTATAAATGTAATACAGCTGAATATGTCAAGAATTATGCTACAACTAAAAAAGGCATAGATAAATATCTAGGTGTTATTGATATGGAAGATAACGCTGATATATTTGTTACATTAGGTGCTAAAAAGTATTGTCAGCAAATAAAGGATTCTTTTGAAATAACAATCGCAGGTGTACCAAAAAAGACAGGTTCAAAAATCATGGCTAACCCAGATAATTTTAAATGTGGTTTTCTTTTTGATGAAGAATGTGGAAAGAAACGTTTAATTTATAACGACTCTGAATCGGTACAAAGAGTTACAGTACCGCAGGGAACATTTAATATTTATAGTAATGTAGCTATGGTTAAAACAACCTATAAACTAGATATAACTGATAAGTTTGAAGCACTTGTAAAATACACGCAAGATATTTATGAAAATTCATTTTATTTTAAATAAGTAGTTGACAAAAAACAATATAGGTGTTATTATAATATTGTAATAATTAATAAACATATATGAAAGGTGGACACACATGAAAACATTAAGAACAAATATTGAATCAAAAGTAGAACAGTTTAAGGCGGTTAAGAATGCACACGCTGTTAAAGACATGCCAGATGGTTTTGAATTAGGTTTTGAATTCATCAACTATATTGATGAAAAACAGGATGGTAAAGAAGTAGAAATTTTGGCCGTTAAAGGCTCAGATAATGAATATTATGGAACAAACAGTTCCACTTTTATCCATGATTATCTTGAAATCATTGATATGTTTACAGGATGTGATGAACCGTTTACTATTGTTAAAGATAGTAATGTTTCTAAAGCAGGCAGACAGTTCGTATATGCTAGATTAGCTTAATTAGCTTCCTCCTTTAAGTTTTCATAATTTATCCCATTGTTAAGCCTCAGCGAAAGTTGGGGCTTTTCTCCTATAAAGAAAGGTATTGAATATGAGCTTATACGATAAAGACGGTTGGTTGAATTTTAATTATATTCTAGGCTTTAAACCGACATTTATAATAATGGTCGGTGCTAGACAGGTCGGTAAAACTTATGGCGTATTTAAGCGCTGTTTAGAGGAAAACTGGTTTCCGCTATTAGTAAGAAGAACAGCAGATGAAATTGATTTGTGTTGTAACGAAAAGTACAACCCGTTTAGGCAATTAAATGAAGATTTACATGACGATGTGCATGTGTTAAAAGAAAAGAACAGTGCACGTATAGCTAGGATAGTAGGTTATACAGAAGAGGATAAGCCAATCTATGAAGATATTGGCGTAGCTATATCACTTAAAGCAGTATCTAAATATCGCGGTTTTGGCGGCGGTATTATCACTGATATTATTTATGATGAGTTTATACCAGAGAATCATGTACAACGTATTAAGAATGAAGGGGATGCTGTTACTAATATGTATGTTACGGTATCTGGAAACAGAGAAATATTAGGTAAGCCCCCTTTGCGTATGTGGATGATGGCAAACAGTAATAACATTTATAATGCCGTTCTGGAAACATTTGGTTTAGTTGATATCTTTGACGAAATGCAAAGAAAAGGACAAGAAGTTAAATTTCTAAAAGAACGTGGTATTCTCTTATTAAATATAATGAAGTCCCCTGTATCTGAAATGCGAAAGAAAACTGCATTATTCAGAGCTATAGGCAATGACAGTGAATTTGCAAAGATGGCAAATAGTAATGAATTTTCATATAATGATGGTTCGCATATTATGAGAAAGTATAATAACCCTAAAGACTTAACAGGTATATGTCAGTTCGGCAAGATATATCTATATTTCTCTAAAAGCAGGTCAAACTTTATGTATATATCGGAACATAAGTATTGTGAATTTCCAGAATATTATGACGGTGGTAAGGATAGTAAAAAAGCTTTTAAAGTGAGGTATTCAATTTATGGTGAATGGGATGCCTTAGGCTGGATATACTATGAGACATATACATGTAAGTACAGATTTTTAGATGCCATTGGAAAAATGGGACTTTTAACATGATTTTTATTCATAGACTCTTGACAAAATTTCATAGTTGATGTATAGTATAAGTAGAGCTAGTTGTTTGCAACATTCCAAAAGGCTGGAAAATGCCGTTGCTGGATATTGGAGTCCACCTAAAACAAGTAGCTCTATTTAATTTATAGAAAGGATTGACCCTGTTATATATTAATCATTCTCAGACACTTTATATAGGTGGATTCCAGAAAGGAAACTATATATATGGATATTAATTCAATCATGCAGGCTATTGGTACTGTAGGTTTTCCTATTGTTTGTGCGGTAGGTATGGGATGGTATGTCAAATATTCTACAGACCAGAACAGAGAAGATATTGCTAAATTGAATGAACAGCATAAAAGTGAAATGTCAGATGTTACTACAGCTCTGAACAATAATACGCTTGCTATTCAACATTTATGCGATATGATTAGCAAAGAGGATAGTAAAGATGAAAACAGTTAAAAAAGGTTCAAGTGGACAGGATGTATATGCATTACAAGCTGTACTCAGAGCTATTGGCATTTTAGGTAAGAATGGCAAACCACTTACTATTGATGGTACTTGTGGTGATAATACTGTTTATGCTATCAATCAGTTTCAGAAGATTCAGAATGGGTATGGAAACAGTGCAGTAGGTAAACAGGATTCTTCCTGTGGTGCAAAGATGTGGGCTTGTCTATTAGGTGGTGATTAAATGGCTTTTACACCTAGACTTAATACAGATGGTATGAAAGGTAGTAAATATTACTATTCAGACAATATTTTCTATCAATCTAATCTTGGCCCACAACAAACTGGTGGTAACTGTACTTGGTATGCATGGGGCAGATTTTACGAGATTAATGGCACTTATCCATCTGGTCTGTCTACTAGTAATGCAACTAACTGGTATTCCAGAACAAAAGGCTATGCTAAAGGTAAAGAACCAAAACTTGGTGCTATAGCGTGTTATGGTTATAACAATGGCGGTGCAGGCCATGTAGCCGTTGTCGAACAGATAACAAGTGATGGTATCGTAACAAGCAATAGTGGTTGGTCAAGCGGTCGTTACTTCTGGACAGAGAAATGCAAAAAGTCTAATGGCTACTGTCCTTCATGGATGAATGGATATTTACAGGGCTTTATTTATCCCAATGTTGATACAGGTTCTCCCAGTATCCCCACCGACTTACATTGGCAGTCAATCACAGGATATGGACAAGATTATATCAATGAGAAGTCTACCAACAATGCGTATTGTGTAGCAAATGCGTTATTGCCTTTAGGTTGGAGTATCAATGCGATTTGCGCTATGCTTGGTAATATGACGATTGAATCTTTTATCAGTGCTGACCTTTATGAACAAGGTGTAGCTGTAGACAATAGAGGTTACGGTCTTGTCCAGTGGACACCAGCTGTAGATACAATTATACCATATCTTAATGAAAACTGCCCTACATGGCAGACAGATTTGGATGCTAATGGTAATTGTCAGTGTCAGAGATTAAATGACGAAAGAGACGATAATCCTAAAGAATGGTATCCAAACTTCTCTAGTGTACCATCTGAGTACAGAACATATCAAACTATGGACGCTTTTGCAACAGCAACAGATGATGTTGCGCACATGGCAAAATGTTTCGTTTATTGTTATGAAAGACCAGCTGACCCATCGGCAACTTTAGAAGACAGAGCTAAATATGCTCAGTATTACTTTAATCTCTTACAGGGATATACGCCAAGTTTACCGACCGGTAAAGGTATTCGAACAAGAATGCCTATATGGATGTATCCTTGTTTAAGACGCTAATTATAAGGAGTATAATTATGATTATCACAGGAATGTCACACTTTCAGTATGTAGCACAGATGAAACTCGTTGAATGGTATCACAAGTATAAGAAGCTGACCAACAAATGTCATAAGGGGGAATAGAGCATGTTACAAGCAACAAGAGATGCTATCACTAAGTTTCTTGGTGATAGAACAGATGATGAAACTATTGCCTTACTAGAAACTATTGATAATGAAGGCGTAGACGAGGAAAATTGGAAACAAAAGTATGAAGAAAACGATGCTGAGTGGCGAAAAAAGTACACAGACCGTTTTAAAGAGGGTAAATCAGTCCCCAACCCTACGCCAGACTCAATTATAAATCCAGAAGAAACAGATGATGAGGAAGAAAGACTTGAGTCTCTTAACCTTAACGATTTATTGTATGGAAAGGATGAAAAATAATGCCTAAAAAACCAAGAATTGCAACTAATACAAATATTAGTGCTGATGTTATCAACGCAGTTAAAAACAGTGCATCAACCTATTACAAAGATTACGTGCCTTACGTAACCGCAGATAGTGATTCCCTTAGGGGTATTGGGGCTATCATCTTGAATAATCCAGCGCTTGAAAACGAGTTCTTAAATACTTTGGTTAATCAATTTACATTTGCTAGAATTGCAAGCCGACTTTATACTAATCCGCTTGCAACACTGAAAAAAGGCGTTATTGATGTTGGCGAAACAGTAGAAGATATCTTTGTTAATACTGCTAAAGTATACCAGTATGGTGATATTGCTGGAAGCGGAGCTGATACAGCAACAAACCTGTTTAAGAAGTATGAACCAGATGTAAGAACAGCGTTCTATATCATGAACTCACAGCTAACTTATCCTGTAACAGTTAACAGAGCAATGCTTAAATCAGCTTTTAAGTCTTGGTCTGGTATGGATGAATTAATTTCTGGCATTATCCAGTCTATTTACACTGCGGCCGCTTATGACGAATTTAATATTACAAAGTACCTTATTGGTCAGCATATCTTAAATGGTAAACTTGCTTACTATCGTTTTGATGATACTGCAACAGATAAATACAAGCTCTGTGCAACACAGATGCGTAAAGTATCCAACGACTTCCAGTTTATGAGTACTGATTATAATATTGCAGGTGTAACTACATTTACCGATTCTGATAAGAAAGTTATCTTAATCAATACTGATTATGACGCTAACATTAGTACTAATGTTCTTGCTTCAGCATTCAATTTACCTTACGCTGATTATCTGAACCGCCGTATCCTTATTGACGGTCTTGGTCATTTGGATATTGCAAGACTTAACAAAGCTTTTGCTAACGACCCAACTTATGAAGAACCAAGCGCAGATGATATGGCTTTTCTCGATAAGGTTGCCGCTGTTATTATTGATGAAGATTTTGTTCAGATTTACGACAATGTATTTGAAATGCGTGATATGCCGGTAGCAAATACATTAGACCATAATTATTTCTTGCATATGTGGCAGACGTATGCAGTTAGTCCATTTGCTAATGCAGTGGCGGTTATTCCAAATAATTTAGTTGCTACGCAGACAGCTTCTAATACTACTATTTCAGATAGTTCTAGTGGTTCGGCAACAGTTCAGCTACCAAATTTAGGCAAAAAAGCAGGTGTGCCATTTACTTATTTATTTACAGCAAACGTTAATACAGTTAACGGCGGTTGTAAAGATTTAATATGGACTAAAAAAACAGACGATACAAACAAAGCTATTGTTTATCCTAATGGTTTTGTTAGTGGTGAAACTATTGAGAAAACATCTAATTATTACGGCACTATAGTAGTGACTGCAACAGTAAAAGGTACTAATATTAGTAAAGATTTTACTTTAAGATTAGGTGTGTATACAGCATAGGAGTTATTATGGCATACGTCATTCCAGATTCAATAATTTATATTTTATCTGGTGTTGAGTGTGACATTAACTACAATCACGTCAAATGGTTTAACAGTAGGAGTGAACAATACTCCTACATGTTAGACCATCGTATTAAAACTTATGACTCCTGTTCATATGTTAGGGATGGAGTCATAATGATTGATGCATGGGCTGATGATATCTATAGCGCAAACTATCTGATGTTTAGAAACTCAGCTTTTAGTGATAAATGGTTTTATGCGTTTATTACTGAAATTAGGTACGAGAATAACCGAACAGCAGAAGTTCATTATATGATAGACCAGTGGCAGACATGGTGGATGGACTGTAAAGTCGGTGAATGTTTTGTAGAACGTGAACATGTTCTTGACGATTCACTTTATAAGCACACAATACCAGAGGGTTTAGAGTATGGAGAACTTATAGCAAGCAAACAAAGTTTATTAACAGATTTTTCATATAATGTTGTTTATGGCTGTGAGATAGTTATATCTGAAAGTCAGTTAACACCAATTGAAAATCAACCTACATGGTATGATAAACCAGAGCTTGGCAGAGTTTTTCAAGGTTCAAAGATTGGGTTCACAGAAGACCCGGCGAAATTATTAACATTCTTGCAATCGCTGATAACAGCTGGCTACCAAAATACTATAATACAAATATTTACTATACCAAGAGATTTACGACCTACAGCTACTGGCGCTAATTTTGCAGAACAGAAAGAACTACCAGACGTACCAAAAAACTTTGGTAATTATACACCACATAATAACAAGCTGTATTGCTCACCTTATACAGATTACCTTGTATTTTCACCGACAGGCGATAACATGGTGCTACATCCAGAATTATTTGATGGTAAGCCTACTGTAACAATAAGAGGTAATACAGGAACACAGCCACAGGTTATTATTTCGCCAAGAAAGTATAAAGGTACGAGTGCTACTGATTTTAGTAAGGGCTTTACGCTTAATTATGGTGAAAAAGGTTCTTTCATGTATGATGCGTACCAAGCTGAAATTGCAAGTTACGGTTTTAATAATCTTACAAGCAATGAAGCTTTTAATAACTTTTTAGGCGAAAGTGCAAAATGGGGTGGTCGTGTTTTTGGTGCTGCTAGCCAATCGGCATATGGCGCAACAGCAGGCCTAGCTAGTGGTGGAACAGCAGGAGCTGTACTTGGTAGTCTTGGTGGAGTTGGTTCTATCCTAGATACAATAGCACAGTATTCTAAAGACACACATGACACAAGTAAACTATCTGGAGCTAGTGCCGGTTCTGTTTTGTGGGCTAATCAATTAAAGGACGCACAATGTTATGTTAAGCAAATTCGTGAAGAATATGCTAGAATCATTGACAGCTTCTTTGATATGTACGGCTATCAGGTCAATACAGTAAAACGACCACAGATGGAAGGTAGACCGGCATGGAACTACATTAAATGTAAGAATGTTGCTTTAACTGGTAAGATACCAGCAGAAGCAGAAAGAGTAATTAAATCGGTTATTGAAAATGGCGTTACTTTTTGGAAAACAACATTTCATAACTATTCAGCTAATAATAGAATTTAAAGAGGTGATAGAGTGGGTAGACAGAAAAGAAGATTCTTTCAAAAAATTTATAAAGAAGGAGTCGAGTATAACAAGTGGCTATTCAAATTCGCTAACAATGCTATTGCTTCTTATAGAATTGAGGGGCTACCAGTTGAAATTGATGCTAGATGGTTAGCCCTTAAACTTTTTGAATTGGGTTCAGTTGCTTTTTTCTATGATGAAGATGCACAGGAATATGCTTGCATGCAATATTTAAGTATGGGTGTATTTGATTGTTACGGTAATCCAACAAAAATTACTGTTTACAATCCGTGGACACATTATAACAAAGTACTTGAAAAAGGTCAGTTTGTTATTATTTGGGATAACTATTTAAGGATTAATAGCTATCGCTCATTTATTGGTCTTGCATACAGATTAAGCAGACTTGATGGCACGATTGATGTTAACTGTACTGCGCAGAAAACACCAGTCATTGTTGCTTGTTCTGAAAACAACCTGTTATCAATGAAAAATATGATTGCAAAAGTTGATGCTGATGAACCGTATATACCCGTATCGACTAAGTTTAACATGGATGATGTTAAAGCAATTCAGTTAAATGCACCTTTAGTTGCACTTGACTTGCTTGAAACACAGCAGAGATTATATAATCAAGGCAATTCAATGCTTGGCATTACCAGTGTTATTGCACAGAAAAAAGAACGAATGATAACAAGTGAAGTTGACAGCGGAAACGCTGACGCTTTAGCCAACAGACGTTCAAGAACAATGTCAAGAGATTATGCAACAGAACAGATTAAAGAAGCTTTTGGCATTGATGTTAAATGGTTCTTTGATGATGGTGATGAACCAAACAAGGAACAGGAAGGCACAGAAGATGTTTTCCAAGATTTAAAGGACTATAGTTTAGGCTCTTCCATGATTAAGAGGTTTTAGTATATGAGTAATTATACAACACAGTTACGATATATATGTGAATCTTTAGCAGGATATGATAGAAGTAAGGGTTACATGTCTATTGATGATATATTAGACAAGAGTTGGAATAAGATATTTCCGCAAAGTTTTGAAGCATTTGAACCGTCTTACACACCTGTCCTTGCTAAAAAGATTCTTAAGTGGTATTATACAAGGGAAATTGGCTCAGAAACATTTGGTTTATTTCAGTTAAGGCTAGATGCTAAACTTTCTGTTATAATGCCATATTACAATAAAATTTATAAAGCTTTTGATAAAGATTATGATATCTTAAAAGACACTGATATTAAATCAACACATACCAGAAGCACAAAAGGCGATAATGCTAGCGGCACTACTGGAAGTACCAATGACACAAGTGAATCTGAATCTATTGGCAGACATTCAAATACACCACAGGGTGGTCTTGATGGTATTAAGTCAGATAGATATCTTTCTAGTGCTGATATCAGTAATGATTCTGGTAAAGTTACTAATAATAGTAAAGTTGATAGTAAAGGCAATTTTACTACCACTGAAGAATATGTTGAGTCTATCAGTGGCAAAAGAACAGCACAGTCCTATGCAAGTCTAATATCAGAATATGCTGACAAATTAAAGAACGTAGACCGTATGGTCATTAATGAACTGGATGATTTATTTATGCAAGTTTGGGATTGGGGGGAATTCGATGGAGAATAAAAACTTTAATCCTATTGGTAATAAGCCTTTAGCACCAGCTGTTTATGATGAAAATATAACACCATTAGAATCGCTGAATAAGCTTTCTTATAAAATCAATGAGTTAATCGGTGATGATACGAATGTTAAAGAAGTAGTAGACAAGTTACTCAATGTTTATAAAGAACATTTAAAGTTGCAGGGCGGTTATTGTGAAGAATTAAAGTGTATTGCTTTTGAAAATCCTATTAAATGTAGCGTAAATCATACTGTTTCACCTGTTTATATTCCATCATTAACAATTGATGTTGGCGTGGATAATGTTAAAGGCGACGTTAGTTTTTATCAGTGGCAATATAAAAATGATAATGGTGTTTTTGTTGATTTAGATGCTGACGGTTCTAATAGTAAGAATTGTAAAATACCAGTAACATTTTATAACGATGGTGACAAGAAAGAATTCAGATGTAAATTACAGAGTAGTACACATACGTATTATTCAGAATCAGCTGTTATAACTTATAGAATGCCAATATCAGATGAAAATGCAAACAATCTATTTCTTAAAAGTGGAAAATGGAAACAGAAGGGGGCAGTTATATATGAGTGATATTATTATTAATGGGAAAACATATAATGGAATAAAAGCTATTAATGTTAATACAACAGGAAACAGTATTGCAAGATATCTGGAAAACGCTGAAGTATGGAATGTAAGTGGCAGACGCAAATTAACAAACGGTGCTGTATGTTTTATAGATGATGATTGTCGAAGTGAAGTAATGACAAAGCTTTTGCCTACAATTCGTTCGTTGGATATTCCTTATGGTTTTGCATGTCCACCTAATTCTATTGGTAAATCTGGTTATATAACATTAGACAATTTAAAGGAATTGGCAAAAAACTATAACATTCTTTGCCATCATTGGAACCAAGAGGGCATGAATACTTTTAGCACTAAATCAGCTTATGCTGAAAATTTAGAAAAATGTACAGCTTTCTTTGAAGAAAATGGAATTGAAGTGGACGGCATTTGTTATCCAAACGGATTAATACGTTCTAGTTACATGGATGAAGTAAGAAAAAGGTATAAATATGGTTTTACAGTTGACAGAGATTCAAATTCTACACCTTTACAAACATATTATATTAAGCGTGTTGAATGTTTTCCGACTAATGGAATGTATGGTATTGAGTATTTAAAAAAATATGTTGACCAAGCTTTGAAGTATAAGAGGTTGGTTGTATTTATGACTCATTGTTGGTATGAGACATTTAATACAACAGTGTTAACAGAATTAGTTAATTATATTAATGAAAAAGAATTAGATATTTTAAGTCCAGCTGAAGCATTTGAAAAATTTGGAAATATTATTGAAGTAGGCGATGTTTTGTTTCCATTCGATGTGCACAATAGTAACTTTTTTGTAGTTGGGAAAACAGGTTCTATTTATTATAATCAGGCAGTATCATACATAAAAAGCGAATACGCATTAAATAGAGTTAATTTTGGTTGGACAAGTGGCTATAGTGTAAATGCTAATGGTAAATTAACTAGTGTATCTAGCCCATTACGTATCGCTTCAGAAAAAATAGCAGTAACAGGTGGTCATACTTATACATTACTTAATGTTTCAAATATTTATGCTAACTTACTATATGCTGTATATAATGAATCTGGCACATTATTGAAATCAGTTGCCAGTACAAACGATGCAAAAGGAACTTTTCAATCACGGGTTGATGTTACAATGCCGGATGATGCATCATATATGTTTATGTGCTGTAACATGGATAACTATTTGCCTTTCTTTGAATTATTTGAACATGTAACTAGTTTTAGTCAGTAGGTGATAAAATGAAAAATGATTTATATTTAATATGGCCGTTTAGTGCTGTTCTTCCTATCGTTTACAGCGATGCTTTATCATTTGAAGAAAACTTACAAGTTTTATATGACAAAGTAAATGAATTAATAGACAATGCTGATAATGTACCAGACCTTGTTTATAAGCTCTTGCAAGCTTATATTACTGATATGGTTGTTTCACTGACATATGATGAAGATAAACGTGCATTGATTGTTGACCAGTCACTTATTATTCTTAAACAACCAGATTCAGTTTATAAAGTAACAGAAGAAGCAAAAACAGTTGATGTATATTCCTTTGTTGCAGGTGCTACAAGTTATCAGTGGCAATATTCATTAGATAATGGCGCTACGTGGTTTGATTGCACAGAAGATGGCGCAAAAACTTACAGATTAAAATTAATCGCTGTAACTGATAGAAACAACTATTTATACAGATTGCGTGTTAATAACAGAATGCGTGTTGATTATACAAACACTACAAGTGTGAAAGTAGAGGTGGCATAATGGCAGATAGAAAAGAATTTGATTTTGTTCGAGTTGGCAATACAGATGTGTATGTGCCACGTTACGATGATAGTGCTATTAAGAAAAGTATTGCCGATGAAACAACAGCAAGAACAAATGCCGATACAACACTTCAAAATGCTATCGACAAAGAAAAGGAAAATAGACAGTATAGTGACAGTTCCTTACAGACGGCTATTAATAACGAAATTAACAACAGAAAAACAGCTGATACTAATTTACAGAAAAATATTGATGATAATGGTACTTTGTTGTCAGCTCTGAGACAGGAATTTAACAGTACAAGAAATGATAAAAAGATTGTGCTTATTGGTGACAGCTACGATGAGGGTTATACGCCAGACGGTAATGTAACTGGTTGGGGCGAACTTCTTACTGCTAAAATGCCTTATTGCACGTTTGTTAATAAATACTCTGGTGGTGCAGGTTTTGCACACAAGTCAGCGTCAACAGGTAAGGTCTTTCTTGACTTATTAAATGAAGCAGGAAACAGCCAGACAGAAGCAGAAAGAAACAATGTTTCTATGGTATTAGTTGCAGGTGGTTTTAATGACCGTGACCAGACAAAAGGTGATTTAGCCAATGCAATGAATAATTTTGCTACTAGATGCAGGACATTGTATCCATATGCTGAATGTGTTTATGCTTTCATTGGTTGGTCTTCATCATCGGCGAATAGAAATCAGTTAAGAACGCTTTGTAGCAATTTAAGAGACTGTAGAACGAGTGGTATTAAAATTATTACTTCAACAGCATTTACACTTCATGACTACTCTTATTTTAGTAGTGATGGTATCCACCCTAACAGCTCTGGACAGTCGGCTATTGCTAACACCTTATGTGGTGTTATACTTGGCTCTGAACCGAATATCACAATTGAATATAGTTTATATTCCTTTAGTAGCTCCGAAATGGCTAGCACTAAAAACTCTGACAATCAGGAAATTGAGAATTATCTAGACTTACGTTCTACGTTCTCTGACGGCGCTGTGAACGTGATGCTTGACGGTCGGTTTCGTCTCGCCATTTCTAACAATCCTGTTACTATTGCTACTTATCCAAAAAATCTTAAAATTGGTGAGGGTTGGACTACACCACCACTTACAGACTTTGCTTGTACGCTGTTCGGCAGAGATGCGTCGAATAACTATTTCACAATCAATGGGTTCGTCAGATTCGCCAAAGACTACAAGATACAAGTCTACCACAAAGAAGTAGACAGTTCAGCTACGAACAAATTTAAAACTATCAATTGTGATTCAGCTACAGCATATTGCAACATTCAGATGCCTATGAGTATGTGTTCAGCATTCGATTTATAATCCTCTGAGGCTCTGAGGCTCTGAGGCTCTGGCCTCTGGGGGCTCTGACGCTCTGACGGTTGAAATGTGTAATTACAATGTTATAAAGGTGTAGATACCACCTTATTTATATAGGTCGCTCATTATGGCTCACAGAAGCTTAGAGCGACCGTTTTAGTACTTTAACTCTTTACTACTTTACCAGACTAAAGTATCGGCTATTCACAGTGTTAACGCTTTACTGCTTTACCAGACTAAACTACTACCTGTATCAAAAGGAGTGGTATAATACCACCCCCCTTAATACTCCTGTATATCATCATACTCCGAAATGACAGCTATAGCCCACTCACGGCTAGTCACAGGTAATACCTGCATACCTGTGATATGTTATATCGTCGCATATAAGGTTACCCTTACGGGTAACATGATACACAACTGTTACGTTAAAATATTTGTAGGGTAAAAACTTATACCCTGCCGAACTAGCTGTTTTCATAGTAAACAGCTGACTTTCTGATTGAATGATAAACTTCCAACGTGGGTTACCGCTCACGCTGTTTTTTAATCTTGCCAGCTGCAAAATTTTGCAGTTATTTAATTTTTCTTTTTTCATTTTTATTCCTCCTTATCTTATGTCTATATTATATCACGGCGGAACAAAGTTGTCCAATATACTAAACTCATAGAAGTATGAATGCAAGGAATAGATACAGTTAGTTATAACTAACGCAATAAACTAGAAAGAGTGCATTTGCTTTAGTGTAGTAAAGTATTAAAGTGATAGGTGCTTAACCTTTCATTATAACATACTTGGCATCATATGTCAATAGCTAATTTCACATAATTCCCCTTTAATGCTTTAGCGTAGTAAACTATTAAAGTGATAGGTGCTTAACCCTTCATTATAACATACTTGGCCTCATATGTCAATAGCTAATTTCACATAATTCCCCACCCTTTAATGCTTTAGTGTAGTAAAGTGCTATGTCTCAGTATCTCATACCGTTCTTAGATGGGGAGAAGTGGTAGTACCAGTGAAACCTACGTA